GGACGGCACGTTTTCCATGATTACGATTGGAAACTACATACCATAAACGATCGGGAACCTATTTCCAAGTGTCAGTTCGACTTTCTTGATTTTCACGTAAAACCAAGTACACATGTGGCGGTTGACAATCACCACACGGAACCCAAAACGGTCTCGTTGTCGACGAGCGAACTAGGAAAAGCATTTCCAACCATTTTAACGACTTTTGTGTCGGATCATTTAAGGATACACCGATCCCATTTTGTTCATCGGGGTTGGGCAACCCCGGCCGCGGCTTATGCCGCGGCTAAAAAGGACACTGGTTCGCCAACCATGTGTCCCGCGCGCGCGCGCGCTGCTCACAAACGTGAGACGACCTTCGCCACTTGGAAGGCCGCCGCAGGGATGCGAGCCGCAGGGAACATCTTTGCCAGAAGAGAGAGAATTGCCGGCGAATTGCGAGCGACAGCTCCAGCAGTGTGTTTGATGGCATTGGCAATATCTCGCAGGTGCAGAGGGTTCTCACAGAACTGAGGGACGCGGTATATTTGCTGCAGTGCAGCGTCCCAGTTTTCAATGTCGGGTCGAGTTGTTCCGTAATCGAACCAGGTGCTCCGCGAGGTGAACTCAACCAAGAAGTTGACGGTGACGTTCAAAGTCACAGCTACGTCGGTTTCACGAGCGTAGGTGAACAACAACCAACCACCAGCCGGAGCCAATGGATTGTTGTAGGAAAGTATGATGTCACTCGAATCATCGTAATTGGCAACGGGTTCAAGCGTGAACACCTCACCGGCGGCGGGGCGTGCATAACCGTACGCTCCAGTCTCCAACGGGGTCTTGGTCATGCCATTGCGTTTTGCAACCCGGTCAAATGGCGTGTCGGTGGTGAGGTACGGAATGAGATTCTCTTTGTAGTCCAATTGAGTGGCTGCAATCATTCCATTCTTGTCAAGCTCTTTGCTGACATTGCTGAGCAAACAGGACACGGCGTTGGTGCGTTGTGTCGTGATGTTGCCCTCACCCGAACCAAAATTTCCCACGGAAAGAGTTTTCGTGCGAATGACACTTGCGTCTTGCAGGGCATCTCCATTGTGGAACATCTTCAAAAGGACTTTGCATGGACGAGCTGTGGGCCACTTGCCGACGCGAACTGCGAATCTGTAATAACCGACTTGGTCGGTGAAAAACTCGAAATGTTTGTTAGTCGCGTCCCAGTCCACCAGCTGCACGAGTACCTCGGTGGTGCTCGACGTCGCTGAGAAAATCTGCAAAGCAGTTTCCGTCGCTGCGCCGTCATAGTCAATACCCATGTAATCTTGGATCTTGATGTTGAAAAGGCAATAATTGTCCGTCCCTTGGAAGATGTAATGGTGTCCCATTGCGTCCGTCGTTGGCACCTCGTTGCCGTACACAGGCTCACTGGCAACCGGCGCACCAACGTTTTTCGAATACGTCAGAACCACCGGTTCCAGATCGAAGTAGAAACCTTCGGAGTTCGCGATCAACTGCGGATACCGGGCGAAGGGTTCCACATTCGCACTTCCAGTAAGGCTCTCGTAGTTGAATGACGCAGTGTAGACAAAGGATGGTATGCCGACCGTCGAATACATGATGCAACAAGCCGGATTGCGCGAGACAGCGATGAAACCCTGACCACCCATCACCAGCGGTTGCACGCCGGTTTGTTTGGGCAGATCGAGTTCAAAGGTGTCCCATGGCGAAGCCAATGCCGTAGCGTGTGACCCGTAGATTGGCGGGGCCCTAGTGCGGGGGGCCGCGCCAGGAAGGCTCAGAGACGACAACAGAGAATGCACTCCTCCGTTGGAGAGACGCGAAGCCTCGGACGAATTCCCGGCTTGCGGGCCGCGGGCACGCGTCGCAATGCGTCGACCCATTCGTTCCACTGAGTTCATCTGGCCTTTGGTGAGCGGTCCTTGCTTGGGCCGCATCGCTCCTGGGTGGCGCATCTTTGTTTGTGGTAACAAAGACTGCTCCGGCTTGCGCTCCTTGCGCTGGCGACTCTTCTCTGCCTGCTTCTTCTCTGGCATCGATGTGCTGCGTTGGTGCTTGCGTGGCGACAAAAACAGATGTCACTTGTGCTGCTGCTGCGTGCTGGTGCGCTGCAAAAATTACGTGGTGCGCGATTTTGAGTTGCTGGGGAAGAAAATTGGAATTTCCAAGGAAAATTTCAAAACGGATGTTCAATCTTGCGAAAAGAACAGGTGAGTGTGTCCAGTCTTTCGGCCTCTCGGCCACCGTGACGCCCGAAGTCACAGCTGTCTTGTTACGACATCATCAGTTCAGTGATCACGCGACGATTGTGTCGGCCCCGGGTAACGAAACCACACAGGGCAGACTCGGCACGGATTGGATGACGTTGCGCCAGAGGTGAATCAATTCGACCCCGACGCCAAGCCCAGTCGCAACATCAACATCGGTTGCCTCACTCACTTGCACACGTCCAGCGCGCACCTGCCGCTCATTGAAACCGTCCTCGTTGCGCCGGAATTTCTTTGCCGGGCCACGTGAGCAACGTTCCATGAGGTCCAACACATCGCGGAACAGTGGGACCTGACCGATCGCACCTCGCCAGCAGGACACCAGTCCGCGGAGATATGCATCAGCTGAAGGTTGTGGGTCACGCGACCAACCAATCTTCGTCATCCACCGTTCAAACTGCGGGATTGCAATCCGACTGCGCTTTCCATCAACGATTGCGGGTACTGACCGGGCACCGCAAAACGTGAGCTGAGATGGATGGTGTCGAAGGTTGCACTCCAGTTTGAGGCCACTTTGAGCGTGTTCCATCATGAACAGCTCGAAATCCACGTGGCCTTGGGCCGTTGCCATCATGAGGTCGTCCCCGATTATCCAGATCCGAAATTTGGCTGGGTCGTAGAACTCCTCAAACGATGAACAAGGCGACGCGAGAAACGCAGCGAAAATTGTGCAAACGGCGTTCAACAGGGTGTTACCAGTGGTGGTATTCGGATCCCCGGAATTTCTTCTGCCGTAGTACTTCCCCTTTGCGACCGTCTTGATTCTGCCATTGACAACCATCTTAATGTTGAATTTGGATTCGAGTTGGTACTTCAGAACCCTTTTGCGCTTGTGGTCGTCATCCACACCGAAATACTCGTAAATGAACTTCTCGAGTTCCAGTAGTCGATAGTGGATGGTAGAATCGAATTTTGAATGGTCAGCGTCGAGAAGCTGCATCAACTCGGACGCAGCCTGGAAGCATGCACCCAAATCCGCCGCGTCCATCCCACAGGCCGTCGTGGCACACGTTCCTTGGGCAAACACCTTCTTCAGATGGTTGCCGAAGGAATGCATCCAAGGCCCAAGGATCACCACAGCCTCATACCCGGCAAGGGAGGAAATCACCCTGCATGAGAAATCGGCAGATGTGGATTTGTAACTGCCTTTTTCTAATTTCTCATTCTTACCGAAAATCGTTCTTTGGCAAGCCTGGGCGAGGTTGAACCGTGCGTTCCTGACATTGTTCAGAGCGTGGCGCAGTTGTGCTTGACGGCCGGGCGGAAATCGAGAGACCCATTCCGCAAACGGGGTCGGGACGATTTTGACGGGCGGCCCGAACAACAGCTCCATGTTGTTTCGGACAAAATAGTCAAGCCTGGCAAAATAGCCCGGCGCGGCCCCGTCTTGATCTTTCAACTGGCGCGTCACCATGCTGTGCAGCAGTGATCTCAGATCGAGCTCTGCAACCGCAGGCAAACTCTGACTCCACGCCAGACCGTAGAGCGTCGCTCCAGGCGCACGATTGAAACCAGTGACGTTCAACTGGTCTGTGTTCCGAATGTCTACCCATCGACCGTCGATCAGAGCTGTCAGACGGGTGACCGGATCTGTGAATGATCCCTTCTTGTGTCCCTGTACGCGAGGCAAACAAAAAGACGTGGTTGGCACGATGGTGTCGTGAAGGATCATGCCATACCCGGTGCGCAGCATTGGGTGGAGTATGCCTGGCACACCGCCGGCACATTTGGGACAGTATTTCTCTGTCTTCTTGCCGCGGAACTTTGTACATCTAACGCAACCGCAGCGCTCGCACGTATCGAAAATGCGGCATCGTTTGCAGCCTCCGCCCCCACATCCACACAACGTTGGCTCACGCTGTTGGAAGTCCAAGGGACACCCGTTGGGGTGTGGAATGAAGCAGTTTGGGCACAACCGGTGATGGTCGTGCTTTGCGCAACTGTCGGTTCCATTGACATTGCGCGTTTTGGTGGAACTGCAGGCATAACACTTCCCATCGAGGACGATGTCGTAAAACGTGACCGTTTTGACGTCCAATGTTGAAACGCGGAACTGGACGATATCGTGAATCACTTGCAGGAGCGTGTTGTCTCTGCAGAGACGGAGTTGGGCATTCGGATCGAACTCCATGGCCTGGTTGAGGACCCCCGTGTTGTCGAAGGGGTGCTTGGCAAGAAGAATGGATAACCTGGTGTTGACGTACGCTTTGACAGCGTCGTAGTTCATCCCTGACATGGTCGCGATCATCGAATTGATGAAAGCGTCGTACTCTGGGGAGGCCAACACTCTTCTCACCGGATGGTCTGTGGCGTAATTCTCGGACATAAACGAAATTGGGTCGCGAACGCAACAACAACTCTTTGGGCCCTGGAAGACCCCAGCTGAGTAGTCATTAAGTCCCAACGCAAACTTGATGTGTCCGAAAACACCCTTGCGCTTAATGTTGGAAGATGTGGCACTCGGGCCAGCAAACTTCTCGTTGTAAAACAGGCGCGTGTTGACCAACCTCGTTCCCTCATCGTAGAGTTGACTGTGAGTCGGACACAACGGGTTGACGACCGATCGTTCCATTGGCTTCCTGAGCCCGCGCTCCAACCGCTCAACAATGAGACGGATGCGCATGATGGGAGATGTTGTCAGCGAGTTCACCAAATCCATGGCTCGGCGTATTGGCGACGCCTGATTCGCAATCCGCTGGCGCACGGCCCCCGCGGCATCAACAAAGCTCCCAAGGCCGTAGAATCCGTGCACGATCCGGCGGCAGGCCCGATGTTCAGGTAATGACAAGTACACACCCGTGTGTTGCTTGTGGGCATCGCACTCAATGAACACGTCTCCGGCCTGCCTCACAGCGGCATTCACCGGGACTCCGAACAGAGCACACCACTCAAGCATTTCGTGGGCTGAGAAGTCCATCACTTGAACCGAGTATTCCAGCTCCTCTCCGGTGTTGGCGTGCAATCCGGGAATCCAACTGCTGGCGCTAATTGCGGCAACGACACCACCAAGGTTGCGCAACTGCCTTCGAGCCATCTGATTCCGGACGAATTGTTTTTGTCTCAGAATCATCTCAGCCAGCCTCACTCTGCTGCGCGGCTGCCCAGCAACCGGCGAGTTTGGATAGCGACCGCTCAAAACAAATTCCCACACGACGCGCCAGACGAACAGTGAACACCTGTGGCTCGCACTGTACTCCCAAAGCGTGGGCAAGACCATTGCCACAGGAGGCACGATGTGGGTGACCGGTGGTGGCGGCGGCGCCGTGAAAACGGGGGTTCGTCGCGGTGGGGTTGGCGGTGGCGCTGCCCCCGCTGAGGCTGCGCCCGGCCCCGGTGCTGGTTGTGGTCCAGGCGCAGGGCGACGAGGTGGCGCCCAAGATGGCGGCGTCCCAGCGCGATGTCGTGGTGGCGGTGTTGCAGCTCTACCGGTTCGTCGCGGCGGTGAGCGTCCCCGCGTAGCGAAGTATCCCGCGCGAAGCGCTGCCGTCTTCAAGAGGTCGTAGTCTGCTCCAACCTTCTTGAACGCTTTCTCACCGTGCGATTGCACAACGATTGAGCGTAGCGACAGACGATCGGGATGGAACACGAGCGCCGCCTTGCGGTAGGCCATCTTAACGTCGGCGTCGGTGGACGAAGGTCCGATGCCCAACGCAATGTGCGGCCGATCCGCCATGTATTGTCGACATGCTGTGATGAACGCAACGTCGCGGCGCACCTCATCATCGGTCGCAGCACGCGGCGGCGATGACGTCCTGGGGCTGGCACCGGTCGGCGAGTGTGGCGATCTCGCTCGAGATGGGGTTGGTGCGCGTCTGGGCGGGGTTTGTGGGCGAGGCGTGGCACCTGGAGGTGGTGCGAAAGACGGGAATTGTTTTTGGTCTGATTTGTTCAACTTGTCCCAAATATGTTGGTTTGAATACGTGTTGCATGGGCAATGGAATCCACCATTCATCGCCACTGCTTGAACGAAACACACATAATGCATCTGACAAGCGACCAAATTGGCCTCGAACTCTCCGTCAACAAGCCGACCAAAAGGACAGCTTGATCGCGGACCACTGATTGCCAAGGTGCACACCACGCAACATGGCCCGGCTCTCGCCCGGGGGCTAACCGAGCGGCGTGGAGGGGGGGTTGGGCTGCTTCGCGGAGTTGTGGGTGGGGTCGAAGCTGGCGAAGACCTCTTGGGGTAATCACATTTTGCGCTGTCCGGACACAGTTTGGCGTGAAGCGCATCCGCACTGGTGCATGATGTCTTCGGGAAGCAAACGTTCTTGTGTTTCAAGTTATCCTGATACATGAATGCAAAAACGTTGTCCTTGTCCTGGGAAAACACGTACGTACGAGCTATCCAGCCAGCACACTTGCTTGCTTTGAAGTCGGGTACTACGAACGAAAAACCAGGTGCCAGCGTCATGGTCGGCCGCGCCTTCGGCTTGGGCTTCGCCTTGGGCTTCGCTGAGTTCGGTTTGGGCTCGGGAGCCTCATATTTAACCGGACCAGGATTCGCCTCCACATCTCCACACACGAGAAGACTGAGGGGTGGATCTGCGTATGACACTGAACAGCTGACACTCTCGCAAGCGTCAACAATCGCGTCACAGTTGCACCCAGCAATGGAATCGTTCTCCACATCCACATGTTCTGCTCGCAAGTCCATTTCCACCAATTCGTGCCCAACGAACTGAGTGCTATCCAAATGTGAAGTCAGGAGGTCATCCCCGACAAACAGGACAGTTTGGACTGCTGGCGACGGCAAATCGAACCCACGAGGTCTCGGGACTGCAAATGTCACCGACCTGCCTGGGAAGATGTTCGGCGCGTAATCACATGGCCGCAGAAAAGCCAGTGTGTTCCGGAGAATGTCCAACGGAAAAGGGAGCCTGATATGTTGTCGGCTTCGGCACGGACGACGAGTCGAGTTGAGGCATTCTCTCTGCCCCGCGTACAAAGGATCCATACGCAATGCGGCCTGAAAATACATTGGTTGTGATCTTTCGAATTCTCGATACTCGACGCACGAACATGGAAACAGCATGTCCGTTGGGGTGTTGAACTCCAACATGAATTCCCACACCATCCTAGCCTCCGACGGCTCCACGGGATCGCTGGCGAGAGCGCGATCGACCGATTCTTGAGATTTTTGATCTTGTCCGTCTTGAGTCGTTGACCCCCGACGTTCTCCTTGACGCTCACCGTTGATGCTGCGCTCTCTTGTACCAGAAGGGAGTAGCGACTGGGACACAGCACCCTCGATGTGGAAACACGCCCGATACGTGACAGGTTGCCCCGCCAGTGTCTCCTGCCGGAAATAATTATGTTGCGCCATCTTTGTTTTTGTTGGAGCTGCGAAACGAGGTGATCGAACTAATCCGGATATGCACACACTACTCAACCAGACCTACTAACCCGCATATGACATTGTGTCAGGAATTGTGGCTTTCGGCACCCGGGATGATGTGTACAATAATTTTCATTTTATCTACTCCAGACGTAAGACTCACCAAGTGGTTTTTCACTCGCCGGGTTTTCGCGCGCCATTGCGCCTGCCCGCCACGAGCTCGTTCCCAGGACGCACTTGTCCCGAACGACGCATTTTATACCTCACCTCCTCGTCTCGGTGCAGCGTGTTCTTTGAGGCATGGGTTGGCTTCACCAATCGGCATCCGGGGCTGCCCGGCGTGCCTAAGTCCCAACTGTCATTAGGACGTTTCCGTGTGAGCAGGGTTTTAGCCTGCCCCTGGGAGTGGCTCCACAACCTCGAGACTCTTCTGCACAACTAGAGGGAGACCTCGTCACGCCCACACTTCACGCATGCCGCGCATGCAGAAGCATGTGCCAACAAGCACAGCCCAACGTCATGTGTGTGATGGGAGCGACCCACTCTTGATTGATTGGTGATGCCTGAGCGTTAAACCAACCAGCGTCCCCGTCAACGGACGGATGCAGGCTTGAACTCGGGAGGTTGCCAGCCATCGACCCCGAGTGTAGAAGGT